CATTTAGCACCGAATAGGCGTCGTCTCGGTTTTGGATATAGCAATTACAGGTAAAGCGCGGCTCCACTCCCCCCGTGCCGTCGGGCACCAATTCGTCACAGTATTGGGCGATCGCGTAGAGGGAATAAATATCAATCTGGTCGGCATCTAGGAAGCGTCCCACCCCGTAACGTTCGTTAGTGAGAATGTCGTAATAAATCCAGGCGGGGTTACTTGTCCAAGCAGCCGGGGCAAACTGCCCATCCCAAAAACCGCTGTAGGTTCTATCGGTGGGATTGTAGTTATTGGGAATTCGCACCCGTAGTCCCCGCAACCGTGCTGAAATCGTCGGCACTGCCTGGAATTGGTCAGCCCTGACCTGAATGGCTAACAAGGCACTGTAGGGATATCGAAACGGATTCCCCGTACGGGTGGTGAAACTCTGGAAAATAGTTTTATTGCGCAGTTCCCGTTCGTCTGCTGAGTCTGGGGTAAGGCGTTCAAACTCCACCAGCCAGGGCCCGTCCCCCGATAGGTTAAACAAATAATTCCTTTCGTAGGCACTGGTTGCTTTGCCGGTAATGGACTGGGTTGAACTTTGGCTACCACCCCCCTGTAACGTCACGGTAATTCTAAATTCCACCGTTGTGCCCCCGATAACCTGATTGCCGTCGGTTTCGGTGATTTCCCACAGTTCTGGAATCACCACCCGGACAGCTATTTGGGTGGCAGAGGGGTTACTGAACTGACGAACGACGGGGATATTCGCCACCGCTTCCACCCCCACCGGCACCTCTGTTTCGGTGAAATTAAACCCTTCTGCTGGCCCTTGGTTGGGCGTCCCCCGCAGTAATTGCACCACCGCACCGGGGAACAATATCAGCCCGTCCTCCCGTTGCATGGGAGTTTCATCTAGGTAAATGTCTTTGTACAGGTCGGGTTGGGTATTCCCTTGGATTTCCCCTTCCCCCACCAATAACAACACCCGTGCCGTGGTTCGACTGGCAAGGGTATCGTCCTCCTCGTCTACTTGCGGGGCAGAAGAAGAACCGCCGCCGCCTCCAAATTCGCCTTTAATTTGAACCAACGGGAATGTCCTCTGCTGAAAGTCCACTACTGACCACCGCTAATGAACTGATATACCGCTCACCATACAACAAGGGCACGGGCAACCCTTCGTCGTTGATTTCCGTGGAACGGTCAAACAAAAATGACTCTGTGCGTTTTGCCTGTCGGCTATTTTTTGGCCCTGCTGGGGTAGGGGTCAACATCTGGGCAATGCCCCCAAAGACCATGGCACCCCCCAACGTTAACAGGGAACTCCCCCAATTAATGCCCATCCAACCAACCCCAGGGGCAAAACTATTGATTAACAGCCCCGCTCCCACCCAAGCGACCCCGGCTAATACCCGACCCACTGCCCCCCGACCCTGTAGCACTGGTGCCACAATCAGGCGATCGCCAAGGGGTAAGGTTAATTCTTTCTCTTCCATGCCGAGGGGGTCGTCGTTGACCACTCGGTAACCGATGCCATTATCTGACGACTGATAGAGATGGGCAGCAAAACCAGGAATCTGTACCGCTAGCGCATGGAATACCTGGGCGGCACTGCAAGCCATCAGCCGGTACTCTCTGCCAAAGCGGCGACCCAATTCTCCGAGTAGTCTAACGGTAACTAATTGCATATTCTCCACACTGAATCCGTTACATTTCGCCAATAACTGCCGTAATAGTCGGTGATTGAATAGCGGTCTATCAAATGATGCAAAATGCGATTTTTGCTAGGGTCAACCATCACAGCACAATGGTTTGGCACCGGGGACTCACATTGCATAAATAGCACGTCCCCATATTGCACTCCGTCCGTCACCCGCTTCAGCCCACAGGACTCCATCAACGGCGGAAAGGCTTCTAATATTTTAATGCTCGGCTCTGGTTTGTCGTCATACCGGTCAACATCAGGAAAGTCAAACCCCATTTCACGCCGTAACCAGTCCGTCACCAACCCAAAGCAGTCGTTTAATCCATAAACCCAATCCCGCCCCTCGTAGGGTGCTGTCCCCGTTGGGTCTGCTAATTTAATCCCCTGGGTTGGATTGTGGAACAACACCCACGGCAAGCCACTCGCCTTGCAGCCCCGCACGTCCGCTGGCGAAAACAAGAACTCCCCTTCCGGGTGACTATGCCAGATCGCCGCAATGTCGTCCCCATAGCGGGCGTAATCCGTTGCCCTGATTTCAAACTGTCGTCGCCGTTGTTCTGCCACGTTTTCCACCGCCACCACCAGCCCGTCCACTAGCACGAACCCACAACACTCTTCCTCCAGGTTCTCCCGCGCAAAGGCGGCAATTTGTTGTTTGATTTGTGACGTCAACATAAAGCACTTAGGGGGTTTGCATCTCACCAAAAGGCGGCGGCTATGATTTTTCTGTTTGCCCAAGGAGATGCCATGATTTTAGTTGATCGCCAGATTGCGTCTTTGTGCCAAGGGGTTGTCCCTGACGATTTACGCTTCTACTATTCCCAAATTTGGGACGAAATACCCCGCCGTTGCCTACCGCTAGTTAATCCCTATGACCCCAGCCTGGTGAACCCCGCTTCCCTCGATATACGGGTGGGATTCACCGCTAAACTACGGGTTCTCAATGGCTATGCAGACACCGACCTAACACAGTTCTCCCAAAACAATCCCGCTCTGATGCGCCCCGGCGATCGGCTATTAGTCGCCAGCCTGGAAACTATCAATCTGCCTAACTTTGTCTGTGCCCAATTCCGCCTAAAGTCTAGCCGGGGCAGGGAGTGGTACGAACACATGGAAGCCGGTTATTGTGACCCCGGTTGGCATGGTAGCAAGTTGACGATGGAAATTATCAACATGGATGTCGCACCGCTTCCGTTGTATCCGGGGTTAAAAATGGGACAGCTAGTCTTCTCTCTCACCCTGTCACCCCCTGACAATGATTACAGCGTAACTGGACGCTATAACGGCGATAAAGCAGTATCGGAGAGTAAAGGATGAAAAAGTCGAAGTTTAAGAAGTTAATTCAGATTCCTTTGGCGTTTCACCACCAGGACATCCACGAACGTCTCGATGAAATTGTTGAACTGATACAGAACAAAACCATGGCACCACGCTTTTCTCACAACGGTCGCGCATCCTATTCCGTACCGGAACCCGACCCGATCGCCAATGAAAACCCGTCGATTCATGACCTAGTAATTCAGGACATTGAAGACCGTAAACAGTTTGGTTTGCAAAAATACGGCGTCCCCCTACAGGCAGGCAATGGGCGGCGTCCCTTAGTCGATGCCTACCAAGAAGTATTAGACCTCGCCGTCTACCTGCGTCAACACATTGAGGAAACCCATGGAAGTCAAATTGATTAGTGTTACTCAGCCCGTGGAGGACATTTCCCCAGAAGGGTTAATCGCCTATTGCGCTAGGGTATCGAGTCCCAACCAAGAAAACCCCAACTATGCCAAATTGCTAAAATACTGCGCTGACCATGGTCATTGGTCAATTTTTGAAATGGCAGATATGACTGTCGAAATTACCACCACACGGGCGATCGCCGCACAGATATTACGCCACCGGTCGTTCAATTTTCAAGAATTTTCCCAAAGGTATGCCGCAGCGTTTGGCTATGAACCAACCCCAGCCCGCCGCCAGGATGAAAAGAACCGACAGAACTCCATTGATGACCTGTCTAACACTGCCAAGACTTGGTTCCTAGATGCACAGGAGGAAGTTTGGAAGCGTTCCAAGTACCTTTATGACCAAGCGATCGCCAATGGGGTAGCCAAGGAATGCGCCCGGATGTTGCTGCCTCTCAATACCAAAACTCGGCTTTACATGAAAGGGTCAGTGCGGAGTTGGATTCATTACTTCCAAGTACGGTGTGACCCAGCCACCCAAAAGGAACATCGGGACATCGCCCTTGCTGCCAGAGAGATATTTTGCGAACAATTCCCCACTGTTGCAACGGCGATCGGGTTTTGCTGATCACTTTTGCCCGTTTCACGCACAACAAAGGCGATTGCTGATAATCAACGATCGCCTTTGTCTCAGGGGATGGGTGAGAACTAGGCTAACTTAAACTTCCTTTGAGCGGAAAGGTATAATGTGACTGCCAATTTTTCAATACAGTCCTCAGTCTGTGGCCCCTCAATGGATTCCGCCTGCTGCCAGCAAAATTGCAGCAGGTCTTTTTGTTGCTTCAGGTATTCGGCGATTTCTTTTTTGGTTTGCCCGTCTAGGGTGTAGGCGTTGGCTGGTTGGCTTGAATTGACTTGCGGGGTCTGTTGGGGGAGGGTTGGGGCAACCATGCCGGGGTGGGTCGCATGATTTTCAACGATTGACACCTTGCCATTGCTGTCTCTGCTAACGGTAACGACCTGACCTTGTTCTAAGTACTCAATAGGCGCATAGCCCACGGGTGCCCAGATTGCAGACTCGCTGCCGTCCTGTAGCAGGACATCACAGACTAGGCGATCGCCGTATTTCGTTTTGACTTGACGGGGTGGTTTTGCGACGGTAGCGGGTAATAACTGCATGATTTCTCTCAATGGGGGAATGTGTCGGGGGTGCCCCCAGTGAGGGGGCGGCAATAACTAAAACTCTTCGGGTTCTCCGCTGACTTCATGGATGGCAGTGATGGTGAAACCATCATAGGAACTAGCCCGTTCCTTGACCTCGACATAGGGAAGCGACGTGGAACTGTAAAACTCCAAGACAATGTGATCACGAACCAAAAAGCCTGCCTCAAGGGAGTCTTCAATGTTGGGGCGCTTGCTAGTCAATTCGACAATTGTCAAAATCTGCTGTTTTGTCTGTAACATAGGTTAAACCTCTTAAATGTGGTTCAAGGGAAGGAGTGCTTGTCCGTGCGCCTTCCCTTGTCTGTTTATAACTGTAAGCGCTACCCAAAAAACTGTCAACAAAATCCCTGAAACTACCTTTGTGTCTGTGTTGCATTGTTTACGCTATATTAAAACTGTTAACCACACTGAGGTAAGAAATGCTGAAAAAGGAAACTCTGAGTGTTCGGATTCCACCCGAATTGATGGCTAAAATTGATGGCATCGTCGCAAAAACGCGACGGAGCAAAACTAGCGTGGCGGTGGAGGTGATAGAGCGGGGAGTACAGTGCTTTGACGTGCCTCCCGCAGACTCAGAAAGGTTCGTCACTGCCGAGCGTTTTGAGGAAGTCGTCACCCACCTACGACAGGAAGTGGCGGAGCTAAAAAAGCTAGAGCTAGTTGCCTAAACCAGCCCCCCTGCCGCTAGGGAGCCATTACTTAACCACTAAACAACTCACAAATATGAAAGCGTTTTGCGAACAAAAAGCGTTGTCCGTTGCTGTTGCCTTAGCCAGCCGGGCCGTGTCTAGCCGTCCCGCGCATCCGGTTTTGGGAAACCTGAAACTAGATGCCCAGGACGGCATTTTGACAATTACGGGATTTGACCTCAGCACCATGGTTTCGGTAGACGTGCCAGCGAGTTGCACCCCAGGATGTTGGACGGTTTCCGCCAAAATGTTTTCGGATATCATTAACCGTCTCCCCGCTGGGGATGTGTCCCTGGAGTTGATAGACGGGGCGATCGCCATCAACGCCGGGGTTTGTAAATTTAACCTGCGGGGTATCAGCCCAGAGGAATATCCTTCGGTGCCGGTGGTAGAAGGAACTGACATTGTTTTCCCGGTGGGATTACTGCGGGAGGCAATCAAGGGGGTCGCCTTTGCTGCGAGTAGCGACGAAACCAAGCAGGTATTAACGGGGGTTCATGTCAAAGGGGACGGCACCAGCCTGGAACTTGCTGCCACCGATGGCCACCGCCTAGCGATTCACCGTTTGGAGTTTGAAGCACCGGAAATTGCTGTCACCATCCCGGCGCGGGCGTTGCTAGAGGTGGAAAAACTAGCAGAGGGACAGGATGAAATCACCATGCGCTTAGGTGAGTCCCAAATCAATTTCTCTATTCCGGGTCGTCAGTTAACCTGTCGCGTATTAGACGGCGTTTATCCTGCCTATCGGCAATTATTGCCCACCCAATTTGCTAGCGTTGCCACCGTTGACCGTCAGCCCCTCTACGAAACCCTAACGCGGTTATCCGTCCTGTCAGACAAAAACAATCTCACCAAAATCAGTTTCGACAAAGAATTCTTGGTGGCGACCACTGAGGACGGGGACGTGGGGAACGGACAGGAACAATTAGCAGCAATGTTAACCGGAGACCCCCAGGACTTCGGGTTTAACCTCAAATATTTACTCGACATTCTGCGTCACCTACCGGGGCAAGCGGTGCAAGTGAATTTCAATCTACCAACCCAGCCCGTCGTTGCCACCCCCCTGGGCGGTCAGGAGGTTATTCATCTCGTTATGCCCGTCGCCGTTCGATAGCAAAATAGTTAACAAATTATTGAGGCATTCTCGGCGATCAGGGAACGGCTTTGATGGATAGTAGTGTGACAGTCAACAAAGTGTCACACTACAACATGATAGGGGCGGGGATTGATGGGATTATTAATTTATGAGGCAAACGAAACGCCTCGCAAACCAACCACAAAAAGGAATTAAGCAAATGACCACTTTACAAGCAATTCGCCGGGAACTACTCAACATTGAGGCAATCAAGCAGCGTTGCGTTGAGTGTATGAATGAGGGGAATCAACGGCGGGCGCAGCAATGTCGAGAGCAATACAAAGCTTTAGCAAAAAAATTTGACGAGACCTTTGGGGACTACCATCACGAATACCAAAAAATGATGAT